ACGTCTCCTTGTAGGTGTGGTCCTGGCTTGTCGGAGGGAAGTAGGTCGCAACTGATGGCGTGGTGGCCGAGTTTTCGGAACGCGTCTCTGACTGTTCCGCTGAACTCGCAGGCGACTAGGACTTTCATGGCTAGTCCTCCAGGCTTTCGTCGTATGCGTCGGGGTCGTCGAGCAGGTCGGGCCAGTCTTGGGTTAGGTCCCAGATGATCTCGCTGTACTGCTCTTGCCTGCCTTCGAGTCGCTCGATGACTTGCTCGACGTCGGTCACGTAGCTCCAGGTTTGGGGCACGTTTACCTCGGTGATGTCGACCGTGTGGTCGGGCACTTCGTTGAGTGCGTTGAGTACTTTCTGGGCGCTTTTGATGGCGCGTATGAGCAGGTCCTCTGCCTTGAGCATGCTGTCGTAGGTTTCTTGTATAGACTTCATTTGTTTCCCTAGTGGTGGCGGAAGTGAACGGTGTAGTTGGGATGGCTGCAGCGCAGGGCTCCGTCGGTCTTCTCGATTATCCACGTGACCCTGGTGATGCGCTTCCCCTCGCACTTCACGGCCTGGAGGTAGCCAGAGAGAGGCGTTGTCGGTGGGTTGTACTTGGTGGTGCGCCATCCGCGTTCGATGACGTGCTGGAGTAGTAGGTCATGGCTGTCCATCAGTCTTTGCCGCCTGCTTGCTGCATGAAGTGCTCGTGGGTGGTTTTGAGAAAGGATTGGAACCATTGGTCTGTGGCTTCGATGGCCTCGTTGGTTAGGCCTAGGTCGTAGCTGAGGTCTTTGATCTTGTCTGCGAGCACTTGGTTGCTGATGGAGAAGGGCGCGGCGTTCTCGTCGGCCTCGTTGAGGTGATTGATGCCTATCTCTAGGGCGAGGATTCGTTCTCCGCGGTCCCACACGAGCTTCTGTAGTTCTTTGAGTTCATTGCTGTCCTTTGCTTGCTGTTTGCCGTCCATGCATAGCCGCTGGGATAGCTCTTCGCGTAGGTCGTCGGGGCTGAATTCATTAAGGTGCTGCACGTTGTCGAGGCGCTGGCTGAAGTCGTCCCAGTCGTAGCTGTTGAGCATCTCCAACTCGTTGGAGTAGTTGTTCATGGTGTCTTCAACGATTGTCTCAGGGTCGGTTGACTCGATTATTTCGAGCGAGTCTTTGAGTTCTCGGATGCTGGCGTTGATGTCGTAGCCGAGCGCCCAGTTGAGTAGCTTTTGTATGAGGTTCCGCATTAGTCTTTCCCTGCATCGATGATGACTTGTAGGTCTTGGATTGCTTTGACGTATTGGCCTCGCTTGTACTTGTTGCCGGTGAGTGTGGTGGCAATGGTGAGCACTTGGGTGTTTGTCATTTTGGAGTGGAACATCCCGACTGACATGAGGCGCAGGTGTCTCTTGAGGAAGATGGCCTGGACGTGTGGGCTTGATGGGTTTTCTATGTAAATCATTTGAAGAGTCCTTCGCCGAATGCGTCGTCCATGCTGGGTGGGTGGAGGTTGTCGTGGTGAAGAGGGTTGTCCATTGCGTCAGGGACTGCGCCGTACTTGGCGATTCTGTGGTCCCATAGCCTGGCTGCGCGGGATGCTCCGTGGATTGCGCTGCATGCGGTGATGCCGATGGCCACGATGCGGTCGTCGCACAGTGACAGGACTACTGGCAGTAGGTTGGGGTCGAGGGTTTTGGCTCGCTTTGCTACGGCCTCGTTGTAGAGGTTGATGATGGTTCGAGCGTGGTTTGCTGTGTCGGCGTCTACGATGTAGAGCTTGCCTCTCTTTGCCTTGGCGGCTTGTGCTGTGTTGATGATGTAGCCGGCTGCGCCGGGGGTTGTGGCGAGTTGCTCGAACTTGGGCTTGCGGCATCCGCTGCGTACCCACATGCACATGGTTTTCATTGGTTCTCCTCAAGGCAGGCTCGCTCGTTCTCTAGGAACTGGGACACGAGGTGGTGACCCAGAGAGGTTTCGACGGACAGAAGCAGGTTCTTGATGGCCTGGAGTTGAAGCAGCAGCACTTGGCATTGGTTGGCGGTGGTGGAGTTGTGGGAGACTGCGCAGGTGTCGATGGTGTTGTGTGTGATGTCGACGTTTTGCATGGCCGCGTCGATGTTGTGGCGCATGTACTTGAGTGTGTCTGGGTTGAGTCCTGGTGCTTTCATTGTTCGTCCTTCGGGAATGTGCGTATGCCGCGCCCATGTGCCCAGTGGTTGACGAGGTCGCGGATGCATGGGTAGACGCGGAAGAATTTGTTGAGGTTGGTGAGGTCGTAGCCGCAAAGTTCGGTGTGGAGCAACTCGGTAGCCACGTAGAGGTTGAGGTGTGCTTTGTTGTTGTTGTAGTTTCGGACGACAATCCCCAGTGATTCCAAGCGTTTCTGGTATTCCTCTGCTGCTGGCTTGAGGCAGTTCAGTTGTTCAGTGGTGAGGTCTTGGTGGTAGAAGGTCATCGGTTGAGTCTCCTTGCGTGGCAGTTAGATGGCACTGTGGCGTGTTCGTTTTCGGGGTTGAAGGTGATGATCATGCCGTCAGGCTCGGGCTCCCATTCTGTGACGCAGAGGTAGTTTCCTCCTTGGATGGCCATGACTGTTTGCACTGTCAGGTTGGGCGCGATTTCGGATAGCTTCCGCAGTTGGAGGATGGCGTCCATGCCATGGCCGTAGTCGACGTCGTAGATCTGCCAGATGAGGTCGGTGATGCTGAGGTGTGATGAGATGACCCTGCGTGGCCACCCGTCTGCGGGGTTCCACTCGGGCATGACGTTTTGCTGGTGGTTGATTGCGATATTGTGGACTTGCTTCAAAATGTGATGTCCTCGTAGTTCTCGGAGAGCTTCACACCTTCTGCGGTTGCGAGGTCTTCAAGGACGTCGTTAGCCAGCGTGCCCTCTTGCTTGAGGTCGCCGACCTGGTGGAAGGTGAGGTGGTAGATGTCGCTGGAGATGTCCTGGATGCGGTCGGTGAGCGGGAGGAGGGCGAAGAAGATTGCGGCTTCGGTCATCTCACGGGCGTGGAGCTTGCTCGTGAGTGAGTCGGCGAGTTCTTGTACGTGCTTGCGTCTGTTGTTGAGGCGGGTGTAGGTGTTGAGGAAGGTCTTTGTTGACTTGACGCTCATGGGTTCATCCTTCGGGTCCAGTTGTCGTGCATGATGGCGACGTTGCATTGGTGCTTGGACGGGTAGTACTCCTCTGACCACCGGGCGATGGCTTCGCCTGTGTCGGGGTCGTCGGCTCCGACGTACCAGCCTGCTTGGGACCTGCACGGACGAGGTCGGTCCGTCTGGTCTTTGACCCATGAGGGTGCTGCGCCCCAGGTGAACGCGATGTTGTAGCTCATGATTGCTCCGGTGGGTTGAGGTGGTAGGTGCGCGCGATCATGTCGATGTACTTTTCCCCATTGGCGGTGAAGCCGTCGGGGCCGTAGTAGTTGTCGCCATCGTGGAGGTGCTGCGTGTCTTCAAGGAAGGCGAGGTCGACTTCTTTAAATAGGGTTTGGACTTCCAGGTTTGTGGTGAGGAGGTCTCGTACACCTGCGTTGTTTTCTCCTTCGGTGAGTTCGATGCCCTGGATGAGGCATCCGATGGCGCACATGGCCCCCGTGTCTGTTTTGTAGGAGCACAGGCCTAGCTCGTTGAGTGCTTGCCGCTTCTGCTTGCGTAGGTGGGCGATGATGATGTCGAAGGCTTCTTGGTTTCCCATGGGCTAGCTCCTTTTTCTTGTCTGCTGTGGGACTTTGATGGTTGGGCGGATGAGGTCGGCGAGGTCAGGGCTGAGGCCTTCGTTTTGGGCGTCGCGGTAGGCGGTGAGTCCGTTGGCGACTGCGATAATGGCGCGCCATTGCCCATCCAGGAGCGCTTGCTCTTTGATGTGAAGAAGGGCTCGATTTCGGTCCATTGCGTTAGGGAACGCGACTTGGCGGGCCCGAGACTGCGCCGACGTAGGGATGAGGTCGAGTGTTGCGTAGAGCGCGGTGAGGATGGTGTCGATGGCTATGGTGCTTTCCATGGCGTGCTCCTAGCTTCTGAGGTAGGCGATGTCTTTGCGGGTGAAGAGGGCGAGTGCTTCGTCTTGACTGAGTCCGATGAACTCGGAGGCGGAGAAGCTAAGCTCGTCGGGGTAGAAGACGAAGAGGGTGTACTCGAACTCGTCGAGGTTGTTGGGGGTAACGAGTACCTTGGATTGACCGTAAGGGTCTGGGACGATTCGGGCGTCGGTGATGATCATGGGAATCCTAATGTTGGATTGTGATCGCGCTTTACCACCCTCAAGCCGGCCGCCCCCCCGACCGCAGGGAGGGGGTGCGGCCTATATATATTGGTGCGCGCAGCGCATCGTTCTAGAGGGCAGGGGTCCTGGGGGTCGCTAGACCCCTTGGCGGGGGAGAGGGGCAGAGCCCCTTGTCATGTAAGACGGTGCGCGTAGCGCATCCTTCTTGTTGCTGGAGTGTAAGACGGTGCGGTACGCATCCTTTGTCCTGGAGTGTAAGACGGTGCGTTCCGGCGGCGCTCAATGGAGCGTAGCGACAAGGAGCGTAGCGACTGGGCTTGAGCTCGGTCGGTGCGCATCCTCAGAACTCGTAGTCTTGGCAAAACCAGTAGAGGTCACCAGCGTGTTGGTCGTCGAGTTGCGCGAGCTTGTCGACCGCGTTTTTGAGTCGGACGATACCATCGCGGCCACCTGTGTGCTCTAGGAGGGCGCGGATGTGTAGCAGGTGGCAGTTGCGCGTGTTTGCTTGTTTCTCGCTCATGGGAGATCCAATGGGCCAAGTATGAACCCGACTTCGCAGTCGTTTTCGTCGTAGACCGAGTAGTGAGGTGGAGAGTATCCGTAGCGGTAGATGAATCGCCGTGCGGTCCAGCCGTCGGGGTGCCGGAAGCCGTACCATGTGGGTAGCCAGCCGCCGTTGATGGGGCGCAGGTTCGGCGAGCAGTGGACTGGCGTGTGCAACGGTGACTCCTTGCGCTACGGTGAGCGAGCGCAGCGAGCGAAAATTTTTTCGGATTCGGCGCACTAAAAAACCCGCTGACCTCAGGCGGTACGCTCGAGGTCAGCGGGTGACGTTGGCGAAACGTCGACGCTATCAGGAGTCGCGCATTTCGAACGCGTAGAGAGTCGCTTCAAGGTCCGTGATGTCATCGTCGAAGGGCGTCGCCTGCTGGCTACCGTTCACCGTGTAGGTCGAGGCGTCGTCAACGTAGACGTATTCCACGAGCGAGCGCCGCTTGCCTGTCTGGTTGTAGTGGTACATGTCAACGTGAGTACTGAACTGGACGCGATACTGGGCGTCGCCCTTGCGTGGGTTGGCACCGTCTTTGTACTGCCCGCCGAGGAAGATCTTCACCGTCGCGCGGTCGTCCGTGTCCGTCCCGATAACTGCGCCTTGGTCGCCGGCTTCGAGGTAGCTGTTGCGACTGTTGAAGGATATGGGGTGCAGGTCGCCGATAATCAGGACCTTTCCCATGTCGCCGCATCGCGAGAGAAAAAAGGCGCGCTGTTCGGTGAGCATCTCCAGGTCATGGCGCACGCGGTCAACCTGCGACGATACGCGGCCGTTGGTGTCACGGGTTCCGACGTCGCCGGGCTGCTCTGCTACTACAGGAATCTCTACCAATGCCTTGGTCATTTTATCTACCTTTTTCTTTCCCATCACATCCCCCCGGCTGGCCGGCCGGGGGGCAGGAACGATGGGAGCTTTTGGACACACCGCCGAAGCGGCGAAGGCGCGGGATGCACCCTCTTCACGAAAAGTGGGGAACACGGCTGAAAAGCGCGGTGAGGATCACGGGCGGCCTGAGGGACGCCCCACACTGAGCCCCGGCGAAGGGGTAGCATGATCCCACAGTGATGAGGGTGCAGCACGCGCCGAGTCGCCAGAAGGTGGGTCCAAAAGCGTAGTCGTTCATGCCCCCCGGACGGCTAGACGGGTGAGCGCCGCCGGAACGGCGGCGCGGCCCGGGATGACTGTTTGTTCTTCTATCTGCAGCTTCGTCCGCGTTAGGGGTACCCACCGTATGGACGAGACCCATGGGCTCGGTCTGACGCGCATCGCGGCAGATGGAGGGAGCTTGCGACCGTGTGACCCGGCGGCCGCATCGGACGCAACGCCCAACGGCTTGACAGGATGCAAACACGTGTACTATGCATAGTGCAAACAGGAGGTAGCGATGAGTGAGTTAGGCACGATACTGAGAGAGCGCAGAGAGGAGATGGGATTAACACAGACAGAGGCAGCATGCCTGGCGGGTATCAGCAACAGCTTTTTGTGCCAGTTGGAGAGTGGAGCGAGGGCGGGGCGAAGCGTGGCCACAGTGGCTAAGTTGGCGTCTGCTTTGGGGTTGCGGTTGGATGCTCTTGTTGGAGCGAGCTTGCGAGCGACTCGTGAGAGCGAAGCGACGAGCGCAGCGAGGAGAGAAGCGATGGGGTCTAGCGATGTCGAGTGAGATACCGAAGGTGTCGATGGAGCGAGCGGTTGCGTTTCGTCCTGCTCTGGCGTTGGCGCTGGGTGACGTGAAGGCTGCGTTGATGCTCAGCCAGGCGTTGTGGAAGCAGTCGGTCGTAGGCGTAGGAGGCTGGTGGGCGTGTACGCGGTGGGAGTGGATGGCTTGGACGGGGCTGAAGCGCAGGGAGCAGGATAGGGCTAGGCGCATACTCAGAGAGGCAGGGCTGTTGTGCGAGCGGAGGGAGCGTGGGCATGGGTCGGTTGAGTACAGTGTTGACGTGGAGGAGGTGAACAGGTTGACACCAGAATCTATACCCACAGTGCAAACAGCAACGGTCCCGAACGTACCGAGCAACGGTCCCGAGCGTACAACGACTACGGTCCCGAACGTACAACATCATGCGGGCATTATGCGGACGCGCGGTAAGACTAAGACAGACTATAGATCTAGCTACAGCACACACACACGCGAGAAGGGAACTGGCATGAAGCCCGTCGGTCGCATGCTGGGTGCTGAGAAGGAATACCGTGCCGTGGACAAGGCGAAGCAGCTTGCCTTCTTGGAGATGAAGGTGAGGGGTATCGAGAACGGTGCTAACCTAGGTGTGCCCATGCTGCCCCACGTGGCGTCTACCATGGCTCAGTTGGCCTCCATCCTTCCTGCTTGTTCTAGAGATGAGCGTGCTGAGGTCAAGGCCCTGCAGCGTAGACTACAGTCCCTCCGGTGCTAGTGCAGTGTGCTACCAAGCAGTGATGCTCTGTGCTCCTCAAGCCCTGAACCGTGGTTAGGGGGTGCAACCGGTCCGCCCCCCCGTCTCTCTGCTCTCTCTGCCCTAAATCCATACGACCCCTTAGGCTCTCAAGTACATTGGCACACCGCTAACAGGAGGCTAGATATGAGAAGGAAACGAGTTGGAGGCCCCAAGGCTCCTGCTTTGCCTGGAATGGCCGTAGACGCCACAGAGCAGCAGCACCAGGAGTGGTTAACGCAGTGGCTTGATGCCAGGAAGATCATCTGGTGGCACACGCCGAACGAAGGGAAGCGGAATGTCCGTCAAGGTGCACGTCTCAAGCGTGGTGGGATGAAGGCTGGGGTCCCGGATGTCATCATCATCACTCCTGCTCCGAACGCTCCCTGGGCCCGTGGCGTTGCCATTGAACTCAAGAAGCCCAAGGGCAAGAACTCGGCGAAGGGCCGTCTGTCTCCTGTCCAGCGTAATTGGCTGTGCTGGTTGGAGCAGAGTGGTTGGTCCACCTGTGTGGCTTATGGCTGGGAAGAGGCTGTCGAATGGCTCGAACGTCTAGGTTATTGACGGGCCGTAGGAGGGTGCTTTACACTCTGCTCAGCCAAGGAGGCCCTGTGACCTATCCTGCTATGACCGTTAAGGCTCTCAGATCCCTGCTCGCCGAGCGAGACTGCGAAGCGCCGGCCAAGGCCAATAAGGCAGAGCTTGTGTCTCTCTGTAAGGCCCTCGACGACAGCAAGCAAAGCGCCGCCGAGCCCGCTCCAGCAGAGCCCGACAACCAGCCAAAGGCTCTCTGGGCCACCGTGTCTGACGAAGTCTCAGCCTGGGTCGACATGATGGCTTCTACTCACAACATGGCCGAGGACGATATTGTGCGTGGGATGATCTACTGCGCGTTCGGCCCACTGCGACGGGGCGGTGCATTGCGAGCCAAGAGAGCCCTCGACAACGCGCTACGGGACACAAGGTTTCGCAAGCGATGGCTGTAATAGAAGTCTACGACACACTCTCTCTCGACGGACTGTGCTACGAGTCGCTTGCGGCGATCACAGCTAGCCTCGAAATCGTCCAAGAGTACGAACGAGTCATGCGAGAAAACCCAGCACACAAGATGAGCAGGGTCGAGCACGTTAGGGCCGTTCGGATGGTGACGCTCCAAGAGTGTGGACAGATGCAGCGCTACTACGACCCACACACCGATAAGACGCTCGCCCCACGGCATAGAGCCTGTCGAAAGATTATCAACGAGGCCATCGATAGACTCATCGACTACGAAATCGACACCACGCAAGATGAGGACAACCCGGCCATTGTTGGGCTTGTCCAAGAGCTATGTGAGTTTATCCAAACGCTCTATACTGTGCTCAGGACCGATAACGCCCGAAAGCGAAACAAACTCGCCAAGGAGTATGTAAGTGCCTAAGTTCACGCCCGCACTGGTTAGCGCTGTAGTAACTGGCCTGGAGAGCGGGCACAGCGTGCGCTCTATCTGCAAGCGCGTTGGCATCTCGACTCCAACGTACTACAAGTGGATCGCCGAAGCAGAGCAAGTGAACCCTGACCAGAACAAGGTCGACTTCCGTGACAGAGTACTCGCAGCAGAGGGCCAGGCCGAGCAAGACCTGCTCAACATTGTCTGGGCTAAATCCAAGAAGGACGCGAAGTCTGCCCAGTGGCTACTCGCCAGACGGTTTAAGTGGTCAGAAGCGCACACCGTCTCGGCAGAGGCCCAAAAAGAACTCGACCGCCTCAGGCTTGCCAAAGCGCGTGCAGAAGTCGAATTCCTCGAAGCACGCTCAGAAGCTCTACGGGGAATGGATAAGGACTCTGACGAAGTCCTCGGTCTTCTCCGGGGCATCACTGACCACCCGAAAGAGTCGTCGGACCCTGGCCTAGAAGTACTCAGGCTCTCTAAGGCTCACTGATGTCTGTCGCTAAGGCCGCCAAGAAGAGGCAGAAGAGCAGTCAGGGACACGTGACTGCTGCGTGGCAGCGCAAAGAGGGCCAAAACGAGTCAGGCGGCCTAAACGAAACGGGCCGGCGTTCGTATGAGGATAAGAACCCAGGCTCAGACCTTAAGCCCCCGCAGCCAGGCGGCGGCAAGCGCAGAGATAGCTATTGCGCTCGGTCTGCTGGTCAGATGAAGATGCACCCTGGAGCAGCCAAGGACCCCAACAGCCGGTTGCGCAAAGCGCGCCGAGCTTGGAACTGTTAGGAGACACCATGCCAGACGTAGACGGAAAGAAGTTCGATTACACCGAAGAGGGAATGGCAGCCGCCAAGGCTGCTAAAGAGCGCATGAAGGGCAAGGTCCCTCCTCTGGCAGGGCAGGCGATGCCGTCGAAGCCGCCACAGCCCGGAAAGGAGGAAGAGACGGAGAAGGTCTCACCACCCAAGCGCGGGGAGCGCAACTTCCCTTCTGACGAGTTTCTCAAGTCAAGCAAAACTAGCCGAGAAGCGTAGTCGGTGCGCCGCGAGGTACTCGAAGAGATAAGCCTGTGCGGGTCTGACTTTTGGCACTTTGCCACTAACTGGGTAAAGATTATCGATCGCGAGTCGCTCCGTCTGGTCACTATCCAGCCCAATCTGGCCCAGCGGAAGTTCTTGGACGCTACGGAAGATGCGTCGAAGATCTACATACTCAAGGCCAGAAAAGAAGGCCTCACCACTATCGTGGCCTGCTACTTCCTCTGGAAAGCCCTCTTCAGAGAGAACCACCGCGTCCTGGTGGTGTCTGAATCAGACGCCGGAGCGAAGAAAATCTTCGCCATATACCGCCGTATATACGATAACCTACCGAAATTCTTGAAGTTTCGTACCGCCTATGATTCCAAGACGTGCTTAGAATTTTTTCACCGCGGTGGTGTCGAGTGCATCTCTGCTGCCGCCAAAGGCTTCCGCGGCGACACGGTGATGAGCATCCATTTCTCTGAGTTCGCGCACTACACCCACATCCCAGAGACCATGGCGGCGGCTGCAAACTCTGCCCCGGATAGCGCAGACATCGTGCTTGAGACCACCGCCAACGGCATGAACGACGCTCACCGCCTCTGGTACGAGGAAGCCGGGTACACCAAGGTCTTCGTCTCGTGGACGGATGACAAGGGCTACGTGTCGAGCAAAAAAGCGGAGAAAATACCACAACAGTTTGTCGACTACGCGGCCGAGTTTGCACTAAGCGAAGAGCAGCTAAACTGGGCAGTGGCGACGTACTACACCAAGTGCGTCTCAAATTGGAACACTTGGATGCAGGAGTACCCGCTTCTGCCTGAGCACGCGTTTGTGACGTCCGGCTCCAGGTTCTTCGACGTGGTGTACCCCCATGTGAAGTTCAGCGAGGGCTACATGGAGTGGGATGAGCCGAGGAAGTACCGCGCCTACGTGATTGGGGTGGACACTGCCTCTGGCTCCACGAACGACACGGCTGACTACAGCGCGTTCCATGTGCTTGACGTGACGGACAGGGACTCCGAGATACCGAGAGTGCGCACCGTGGCTTCTTTTTACGGCCGCATGCCCATTATCTGGTTCTCCCAGCGCGTGCTCCAGGAGGCCAGGAAGTGGGGAGCGTTGGTCGTTCCTGAGCGAAACAACAACGGGGCGGCCGTAATCGAGCACTTGGTCAACAGTAACTGGGGGCAGGTTTACACCCAGCCAAAATTTGCGGACATCAAGGTGCCAGATCCTTCCAAGATGGGGTGGTGGACGGGCGCCGAGACGCGGCCCATCATGCTCGCTCGCCTCCAGGAGTGGATAGCGCGCGGCTGGTTTGACGTCATCGACCCCCGAATGCAGCACGAGATCAACACCTTTGTCTACACCGCTTCCGGCAAGCCCATGCACGACACTGGGAAGCACGACGACATGGTCTTTGCTGCGGCGTTGGCTACGATGGGCTTTGAGCAGTCCTACCACGTCAAGGAGCAGAGGCAGCGCCGTCGCCCTGTAGGCTTTCAGGAGCGAAGGGCATACAAGCGGCAGACTGGCCGGCGCCCAGAGGACGAGCCTGACGGGCACTTTGACGACGACGATTTGGTAGACTTCTTAGACGAAGACTTGCCAAGCGCTATGCAAATCGATTAAATCGTCTACAGCCGGGTGTCCACCTGGCGTTAAACAAAAGGGGCAACCATGGGTTTACTAGACGAGTCAGCACAATCAGCAGTCGAAGCGATGATCAATGAATCGTTTGCGAGCGACCCTGACGTGGACCAGTCTATGGAATCCGACATTTCGTCCGACAGTGCCGAGGACGTTAAGCAGGAGGCAACAGGAGAGGGCGAGGCCGACGAGGATCACCAGGGAGACAGCAGTCTTGGTGATGAGACGTCGGAGTCGGCAAGTGAGCAGCCGTCGAATGCTCAAGGCGGTCCTCCTGACACGATTCCGTACGCACGGTTTCGCGAGGAGAACCACAGGTACCGGGAGATGCAGACGCAGAACGACGGGCTTCAAAAGAAGCTAGACGCCATGCAGCAGCAGGCTTCCCAGTCCCAATCAGCCACTCATCCTGCGGAAGATGATATCTTTGGACTGAACGACTCGTACGGGGAGCAGCCGCAACCCGACAAGTACTCCGCGCTGGAGCAACGACTGAGCGCTTTTGAAGAGCAAGCAAAACTCGCTGAGGGCGAGAAGCTCCTTGATGGCAAGATGTTGGAGATCCGAGCAGAGTATCCTGACGTCCCAGATGATGTCCTCTACCAAGCTGTAATTGACCACAAGTCCCTGGACGCGATGAAGGTTTACGCTGACAGGTACCGGACTATGGTGACGCACTACAAGCAGGCCGGGATTGACGAGTACAAGACTTCGCAGACGTCGGAACCGTCGCCACACAACGTGGCTCCGCGTGTTCCTAGGTCCTCGAACGACGCGCTCAACATCGATTCCGGCGCAGCGCCTACCATAGACAGTGCCCGTGAGAACATGGCCCGAATGCTGCGCCAGGAAGGTTTTTTCGACAGCTAGTCCCTAGGAGGACACTCAAATGGTCGCAGATCTAACGACCCTCAATGCTGCGCTGAAGGAGTTCTATGTATCTCCTATCACCAACCAGCTTAATGAGGAAATCGATATCCTGAACGAGTTCTCGAAACAAAGTGTTTCGTGGTCTGGTTCACAGGCAATTTTCCCAGTCAAGACTACCCGCAACACGGGCGTCGGCTACATCACCGATGGTGGCAACCTGCCCACCGCCGGCAACGTCGGAACTGAGCGAATGGTGGTCACCGCCATGAGCCTGGTGTCTCGATTCCAAATCACCAACAAGTCGCTCAAGGCCGCCAAGAAGGGCGGAGCAGGGTCATTTATTGGTGCGCTGGAACTCGAAATGGACGGAGCCAAAGAGGCCGCCAAGAACCGAGCTAACCGCATGACCACCTCCGGTGGACACGTTGTTGGCTTCATCACGGCGAAGCTCAACCCGCTCGGCAACGCTGCTACAAACGTGGTTACTCCTTTCTTCGGGGACATCCAGAAGTTGCGCGATGTCGCGGTAGCCATTGAGGCCACTGGGCAGACGATGCGCGTGCAGGTCATCTGCAACGCACCGGACCTGGCCGGGACCGGCGCAGGCATGCTTCTCGCCAACCTGTCGAGTTACAACCCGATTGGCGCTGTTGCAAACGACACCTGCACGCTGACGGCGGCTAACATCGTTGTTGCCAACGGCACGATTGCTCTGGGTCAGTTGATCAATGGCGGCGGCGCTGCCACTGACATTCGCACGGACCTTGTGCCTCTCGGGTTTGGCATGGCGATTAAGATCAACCCGACTCAGGCCACTACGGGCGTTGGGTCGGCCACTGAGGTTGTCGCCAACACCTGCGGTCTGGAGCCAGAGGGTCTCTACGGCAACATTGCTGACGAGACGATTCACGGCCTCAATCGTGGCAACACTGGCGGCACAGCGTCTACGCAGACGCTTCAGTCGCACGTGTTGGACATGAACGCTGCTGCGGGTGCAATGACCCCGGTCGACCTTGACCGCATTCAGCAGACCTTCGACCGCGTGATGAACACTGCTGGAGAGGAGCCTGACCAGATTTGGATCAGCCCACTCTTCCGCAACCAGTACACCACGCTGTTCGACGCAGCCCAGCAGTTGATCTCCGATGCGAACTCGACGAAGAAGCGCGCTGACGGTGGATTCAGCAACATTTCCTATGCGGGCATCCCGATGAAGACCTCACGGCACGTCGACAACGGCATGCTTATCTTCGTCAAGCGCAAGCACTGGAAGGTTGCCGAGCTTGGCCCCATCGGTTTTGCCGATGAGGACGGGCGCATCATCAACAAGGTCCAGGGCTCCGCTCGTATCGAGGGCTACCTCGAATGGGACTACAACCTCATCTGTGTCCGGCCGAACGCTCAGGCGATTCTGACCGGCCTGACCCGATAGGAGTACACAATGCCTTATGTAGATTTGACAGAGTTGAACGTATACGAGTTCGGTAACAAGACCGATGTCGATGCGTTCACTACTGAAATTGACAACCGGTTCAAGGTCTCGGCGACCGTCACGGAGCACTCCGCTACCTCGACGACGCCGGAGGCTGGAACCCCGGTGGTTTATGCGTTCATTACACCCGTAGCTGCAGGGACCATCTCCCTTACGATGCCTGCCCGGTTCCGCTTTACCAACGTCACCGCTAGCAGGGCCGCTGCTGCCGGAGGAGCGTCTACGCTTCAGGTGAAGAACGCCGGGAACGCCATCACCGATGCCATTGACTGCAACAAGGCGATCAAGCTGATGGTTGACCCCGTTGCTAGCATCGATGCGGTTTACTCGCGCGTCGCCGCCGGGGCCCTCCTCGGAGTTACGACGGTGGGGAGCAACAACGCGATGATGGTGACCATCACCGGCTACCACACGTAGTCTCTTCGCGTTACTGAGAA